GATGCGGTTGTTGCGGTATTCGTTGACGATGCGAATGACCGCCAGCATGATCTTGTTGACCTCAAACTTGGGCTTGTTCTCATACTGATCCCACAGTGGGCCTTCCCACTGGCTGCCGCACAGGGAATAGAAGCGCCTATCTTGCAGGCACTGCAGGCGCTCATCCCGCAGCGCAGTCTGGATGTCATTGAACTGGCGCAGGGCTTCGCTGTGCAGATTCGAGAGCCGTTGGTCGTTTGAGATTCTGGCCATAGATTAATTCCTCAATTTGTGCAATTGTCTCACCACTTTTTCATATTGGCGATGGGGGTAAAAGCAATGGGCCTAGCTGCGCTGGATCGCCGCACGGCCTCGCAGGCATACCGCAAGGCGTCAATGACGTGGTTTTTCTTATCCTCCAGCACGGGCAATATTCTGCCGGTCAATGGGTCTTGCTTATAGCTGTAAAGGGTCAGCTCGTCAATTGTGTGGATGCAGCGCGGGTGGACAACGATGTCGTAGTTCTTCAGGAACTCGATGCCTTCCTCAACTGACTTTGGGCCTTTGATCGCCGTCATGATCTTGGGAAACCCGTTCTTCTTCATGTGGCTGATGGTCTCTGGCCTGGCCGAGTCGGCCACGATGGGCCACTTCTCGGCCTCGGGCACGGTCATGAACAGCTCAGGGGTATTCACGATCTCACAGCCGATCATGTAGGCCTCGTAGTCGATGTAGAGGGTGCGGCCAATGATGTGGCAGCGCACCAAAGTGGTCGGATCGACTGCAAAGCCCCAGTCAGCACCGAGCCGGTGGATGGCGTCTGGCGGTGCCTCGAAGTCCTCAACGCGCCAGTTCTTGAACACTCGGCTGCTGCTGTTGGTCAGGTACTGGCCCATCCAGACATGGCTGTATTTGTCAGGATCGCGCCGCTTGTCGTACTCCATCTCGTCGCGTAGGACTTCTGGGAACCAAGGGTTATCGGTGAAGTTGACCTTCAGGACGGTGGCATCTTTTGGCGGTGTCGGGCCGCGTAGCAGGAAGTCCACCGGATCGGACTGATCGCGTGGGTTCCAGGTAAACCACAGCTCTGAGCCTGGCTTGCGGATCGTTGGCCGCAGCAGGTCAAGGCTGGTCTGGCTCAGGCTCTGGGCCTCCTCAACCCAGGCGCAGTCATAGCCCTCCAGCGACTTGATCGAGTCGGCTGTGTGGTTCTGCATACCTTGGAAGATGATTGCGCCATCTGCCTTCTTGGACTTGATGACAACATCCTGCACCTCGAAGTAAGCGCCAGCGTTCATGTCCTGAATCTTGGTTTCCAGCAGGCGCTTCACGGACTGGTTCAGGGACTTCTGAATTTCACGGACGCAGACGCTGCGCCGCTTCTGATCCATGATGTGGGCCTCGATCATCAGCTCGGCAAACATGTGGGACTTGCCAGAGCCTCGGCCACCCCATGCGCCTTTGTAGCGGCTTGGCTCCAGCAGGGGAAGCGCCCATTCGGGGGTTGCAAGTTGCAGGACGCTCATGTTTTGACGATCACGCGCTCAATGCGTTGAACCAGCGGATTGGCAGGATCGCCAGAAACTTCGATCTTCTCGCCGTACTTTTTCGGGGCCAGCTTTGACAGCAGCCACTTTCTGGTATCGACCTGCAGCTTGTGCTTCTGCACCGCTGCCCAGTCTTTCTTGCCGTCTGGCTGCATTCCGACATCGGCATCGCTCAACTCGATCACCTCGTTTGCAATGCGCTCGATCAGGTCTTCCCTCGCGCGCGCGTATTCTGCGGCAAGCTCTGCATCCTCATTGACCCACAGGTTGAAAGTGCTTTGCGACAAACCAGCGGCTTCGCAGGCCTTGAATGCGCTCAGACCGTTACGCATTCCGGAAAGCACCAAGCCGATCAACTCGGCCTTGTTCTCGTGCCTTCTGACTGGCTTCTTTTCGCCAGTCTTTGCTTTGTGTGTTTTCGTGGTCATGCTGCATTGTCCTTCAGAATTTGCTGCCGCGCCATCTTCATTGCATCCTTGAGGTCAATCCTGAGCTGCTCGTTGGCCTCCTGCTCGACCAGCAGTGCAGCGTAGCAGTCCTGACAAAAGCGCACCAGGTTGTCGCGCTCCCATGTTGCGAAGTTGGGTTTGTCGATTGGTTGTGTCATGTTAGTGCTTGCTTACTTTCCTGTGGATAACTTTTCAACACTTTTTATGTGGTCTTGGTTATGGAATTGGCCGCAGCGTTAGGTAACTGGTAACCCCCCCTAAAGGGGGGGATTACGTTACGTTACCCTAAACGCAGCCTTTGCCCAGGTAACTGATTACGTTTTTTTACGTCATAGTTACCTGTTACCCTTCCATGATTGTGGATAAGTCTGTGGATAACCATAATCATCTCTCCGACTTGCGAATGAGCATGGAACTTGCATGAGTCTCATTGACCACCAGCCAGCCATGCTCAAAGGCCTCGATGATCTCGGCTGTCAGCAGGTCTGCGATTGGTTTTCCTGGCACGCTTGGCTTGAGGTACTGCTTGGCTGAGGTCTCGCTGACATCCATTTTCTGGATCAGGTAGTCCAGCATGGCCGACCTGCTGAGGTATGGCTGGCCGTTGCGCTCCTCGGCACCAGATGCCCACCAGGCGTTCTCAAAGGTCTTGCGATGGCTGTCGATCTTGCCGTCCTTCTTTGCTGATGTTGGGGCTTGCGACTGGACGATGATTGCCGAGGTCACAGGCTGGTTGTCCTCGTCATACCAGCCTGGGATGGTCACCTGCTGCAGCTCAACAAAGACCGTCTGGGCCATCTCGGCATCCTTGGACTTGCGCTGCACGATCTGCATGGGCTGGTCGTCCTTGCCTGGAACGATGCTGATCTCGATGTCCAGAGCGCCTCGCCAGGCGCTTGATCCCCTGGCCCTGTGCTGGGCTTCCTCGGCCACACCGGTGTGGTGAACCAGGATCACGCTGCACTTAAACTCATTCATCAGGCTGTTGCAGGCATCCAGCATGGTCTTGGCGTCCTGGGCACTATTCTCATCACCGGCCAAGAACCTGTGCAGGGTATCAACCACGATCACGGCTGGGTTTTCTGGCAACGCTCTGACCTGCTCGACCACTTTGATGTAACCGGTTGCGGTGTTGAGATCGCAGCCGTCCTTGGACAACCACATGGCCAGGTGACCAGCCTGGTGGTAGTGTTTCCAGGCTGCAACGCGCCCACGCAGGCCGTGGTGGCCTTCTCCTGCCAGGTAGACCACATTGCCTGGCCGAACCTTCTGGCCTGCCCAGTCTTCGATGCCGCTGGCCATGCGCAAGCACCAGTCCAACACGACGAATGTCTTGCCGCCGCCCGATGGGCCGTGAACCATGATGAGCGCCTGGGACTGCAGCCAACGCTTAACAAGCCAGGAGATTGGTGCTGGCTGGGCTGAGAAGTCATCTGCTGGGATGAGCCAGTCGTCCTTTGGTGGGAGCAGAAGGCTGGCCAAGTCGTGGCCTGCTTGGGCATAATCGTTGGCGTCTCCCTCGATTGGCGGCATGACCATCCTCGCTCCAAATTTGGCCGAGGCCTGTTCTGCATACCGCTGCCCAACTCCAGACTTGTCATGATCTGCCACGATCACAATGTCCTGAGTTGCGCCATACATCTCGCGCATGATGCCAGTTACCGGCACGAGGTTGCTGGCGCTGTATGCCACCACCACCGGCCTGTTGGTGGTCTCGTGAATGGTGGCTGCTGTGGCAAAACCCTCGGCCACAAACAGTGCGCCAGGCTCATCCAGTGAGCCTACCATCCAGAACTTTCCTCCAGTTTGGCCACCTGGGTGGTACAACTTGCCGCCGTCGTGGTCAATATACTGCAGCGTGGCCAGCGTTCCGTCTTGGTCGTAGAGTGGAAGCACCAGCCTACCATCTCCTGTAATCCGTGCGCCATGCACGCCAATGCCTTTGCGCTGCAGGTATGGATGCTCTGGGCTGGCTCCTTGGGCACCTGTCCAGATTTTCTCGACTGTCTCGCTGGCCACTTGGTGCTTGCGCTCCAGTTCAGCGTCGCGCAGCGCCTTGGCCTCTGCCATGCGTCTGGCGTGGGCCATTTCCTCCGTCTGCGTGAGCTTGCGTCCTACATCAGCTCGCCAGGTCACCTCCATGCCAGAACGCCAGCAGCCAAAGCGCCCTGCTGGAATGCCATCACCGAAGACCAGATACCAGCCTGGCTTGTCGCCATGGCCTGGTGCGCCTTTGGTGCCTGATCGGAACCTGTGAATCTTGCCATCCATCAGGATTTCGCTCGGTGGCTCGAGGCCTGCCGCACGCATTGCATCAATGAGTTGCACCTCTGGTGGTGCGACCAGCTTTTCTGGTGGTGGTGCCCAAGGGCCGCCAAGGACTTTTGAAAGGTCAGCCATTAACTGGCTCCCGATCTGCCCTCAGTGTCCCTTCGGTCTTGACCTCCAGCTCATACTGCCTGCCCATTGGTGGAGTCTCGCCCCAGGTGTAGATCACCTGCGGCCAAATGCCCAATGCATCAGCCAGCTTTTTGGTGCTGCCGTAGTAGTCGATTGCCTCTTGCGTTTTCATCATCCGTCCTTTCAAAATAATTTTTCGCGGGGTGTTGACATCTTAACCGGAAAATATGATACAGTGCAACCACTGCGCGAACGGAATCACCCAAAGGCGCAGCAACCAAGAAGGAGAGCCAACATGGCAATCAACGTGAAGACCACCGGCAGCCTGGCTGCCAACGGTGTGAAAGTCCTGGTTTATGGCCAGGCAGGGGCTGGAAAGACCAGCCTCATCAAGACGCTGCCCAGCCCCATTGTGCTGTCGGCAGAGGGTGGCCTGCTGTCCATCCAGGACGCAGACCTGCCGTTCATTGAGATCACCTCGATGACCGAGCTACAGGAGGCCTATACCTGGCTGACCAGCAGCGACGAGGCTAAGGCCTACAAATCGGTGGCACTGGACAGCATCAGCGAGATTGCTGAGGTCTGCCTGAACACCGAGAAGAAGGCCACCAAAGACCCAAGGCAAGCCTACGGTGCGATGCAGGAGCAGATGGCCGACATCATTCGAGCCTTCCGCGATCTGCCTGGCCGCCATGTGTACATGAGCGCCAAGCTGGAGAAAACGCAGGACGAGATGGGACGGGTTCTGTACTCGCCATCGATGCCTGGCAACAAGACCGGCCAGGCGCTGCCCTACTTCTTCGACGAGGTGCTGGCCCTGCGTGTCGAGAAGGATGGCGATGGCAATACTCAGCGTGCGCTGATGTGCGACAGCGATGGCCTCTGGCTGGCCAAGGATCGCAGCGGCAAACTGGATGCCTGGGAGGCACCGGACCTGAGCGCAGTCATTGCCAAGATTGGGGGCAAAGCATGATGAACGCCGACCTGAAAGCACTCAGCGCAGACTGGCTGCGCTACAAGACCGAAGAAGGCAAGGCCACGGCTGAGCGCCGCAAGATCGAGGACAAGATCGTCAAGTTGCTGGCCTTGGCTGAGAACTTCGAGGGCACTGAGACTGCGGAGCCAGACGGCTTTGTGGTCAAGATTGCTGGCCGCATTGACCGCAAGGTCGACAGCGACAAGCTGCAAGAGCTGGCCGCCGAGCATGGCCTGACCGAGCATCTGGCACGGCTGTTCCGCTGGACGCCAGAGATCAACATGGCACTCTGGAAGGCTGCAGACGAGACCATTACCCGCCCACTGGCAGACGCAATAACGGCCAAGGCTGGCCGCCCATCTTTCAAAATCACCATCAAGGAGTAAATCATGGCTTTTCTTGGACAAACCTTTGACGCAAACGAACTGCCGCAAGGCAATGGTGGAAGCTATGCACCTCTGCCCGAGGGCAACTACAACGCAAACATCACGCAGGCCGAGCTGAAGGACACCAACGATGGCACCGGCCAGTACATCAAGATTCGCCTGGACATCACAGGCCCAAGCCACCAGGGCCGAGTTGTGTTCTCGAACTTGAACATCAAGAACGCCAATGCCAAGGCCGAAGAGATTGGCCGCCAGCAGCTTGGGGACATCATGCGAGCGATTGGTCTGTCGAAAGTGACGGACACCGACCAGTTGATCGGCAGCAGCGTCAACATCAAGCTGGCGATTCGTGCTGCACGCACGGATGAGAAGACTGGCAAGACCTACGAGGCCAGCAACGATGTAAAGGGCTATCGCGCAATCAATGGTGGATCAGCCCCAGCATTTAAGCCAGCCGCACCAGCAGCAGCACCTGCCGCCCAGGCAGCACCGGCCAAGGCAGCGCCGCCCTGGCTGAAGAAGTAAGCAAGAAAAAGCCCCAGGAACCGTGAGGCGCCTGGGGCAATGTGGCAACTACAGGAAGGAGACGGGAACCATGAAGATACCCGAAGCAAATCATAGCATCCAGGGGTTGATTGACAAAGCACATGAGGCCAAGGCCGAGGTGCCCAGGCCGCACATGGGTTGCAGCCAGCTCGGCCATGTGTGTGACAGGTGGCTGTGGCTGAGCTTTCGCTGGGCTGTGCAGCCCAAGTTTCCTGGCCGAGTCCTGCGCCTGTTCCGCAGGGGCCAGATGGAAGAGGAAACCATCGTTTCAGACCTACGAGCCATCGGCATGGACGTGCGCAGCACAGGCAGCGCACAGAGCCGTGTTGACCTTGGCTGCCATGTCTCTGGCAGCCTAGACGCCATCATCGAGTCAGGAGTGCCTGAAGCGCCCAAGAAGCGCCATGTGGCCGAGTTCAAGACGCACAGCAAGAAGTCATTTGATGATCTGGTGAAAGAAGGCGTCGAGAAATCAAAGCCCGAGCACTTTGTCCAGATGCAGCTCTATATGCACGGCACCAAGATCGACCGTGCTTTTTATCTGGCCGTTTGCAAGGACGATGACCGCATCCACACCGAGCGTGTGCGCTACGACAAGGAGGTGGCCGAGAAGTACATTCAGCGAGGCCACAGGCTGGTCACAGAGGATCGGATACCGCCTCCCATCAGCACAGACCCGAGCTGGTATCAGTGCAAGTTCTGCGATGCGCATGAGTTCTGCCATAGCACCAAAACCACCAAGCATGTGAACTGCCGCACCTGTGCGCATAGCACGGCCACCAAGGCCAGCGAGTGGCACTGTGCCAAGTGGGATGCTGTGATCCCGGTGGATGCCCAGCGCACGGGCTGTGAAGGCCATGTCCTACATCCTGATCTGGTGCCGTGGCAGCGCAAGGATGGGCCGGACGATTACACCGCGGTTTACGAGATCAATGGCACGAATGTGGCCAATGGCGATCCTGAGATCGAGGGCGTGTTCAGTTCGCGTGAGCTGTTGGCCAATGCTGCTGCCTGTGCAGACAAGGGCTGGACTCAACTGCATGACCTGCGCAAGCAGTTTGGTGGAAGGATTGTGGGATGACTATCGAAGCAATGAAGCAGGCGCTGGAAGCGTTGGGAAAGTGCCGTTATCGATCACTTGCCGACGAAATTGTTGATCCAGCCATCACCGCCCTCCGCACCGCCATCGAGCAGACTGAGAAGCAGGAGCCGGTGGCGTGGGCGGATGAAATCATTGAGCACCTACACGCGCTCTACGACTCCGAGATGATTAAGGAAATCGATTCCGGCGATGAATTGATCCGACTCGATGCGGCAATTGCTTGTGTTGAAGAAGCCGAAGAACGGTACACCACCCCACCCGCAGCACAGCGCCAGCCGCTGACGGATGATCGGATCGGCCAGATCATCGAGCAGTGCAAAATCACTTTGGTCAACTATTGCAGTGGCGAAAAGCAAACCGATTTTGCCCGCGCCATCGAGGCCGCGCACGGCATAGGAGAGAAGAAATGACTTTTGACGAATGGTTTGTCAAATACCCGCTGCCCGCTGAAATTGACACGATGGACGACACTGACCGTGAGCAATGGACATGGGCGCTGCGGTCGGCTTACAAGACTGGCGCAGCATCAACGCGTGAATGGGTTGGGCTGACGGAACCTGAACTGCATGAAATTAACCCAACTTGGCCCGCGCCGAATGAGCATTGGAAATATCAAGATGTGTTGGCATTTGTTCGTGCAATTGAAGCCAAACTCAAGGAGAAAAACACATGACCCGCGACGACATCACCCGCATTGCCCGTGTGGCTGGGTTCGTAGGCTTTGATGGAGACAACGGGTCACTGAGACGCTTCGCCGCCCTTGTCGCCGCAGCCGAGCGCAACAAGCTGGCGCAATGGATGATTGATCGCGGCTACGCCACCGGCCACGGTGACACGACCGAAGACCTGCTGCAAGAGCTGGAGTGGCAGATTGCCGAGAACTGGACGAGGGGGATGGTCAATGGCGTGCAAGCCGAGCGTGAGGCGTGCATCGACATCGTTTCCATGCACGGCGGCAGCGTCGAGATAGAGGCGGCCATCCGAGCAAGGGGGCAAGATGCTGCGTGACTACCAACAGCGAACCATCGACCAGCTTTATGCGTGGTTCGAGGCAGGCCACTCAGGCAATCCATGTCTGGTGCTGCCCACCGGATCAGGCAAGAGCCACATCGTGGCCGCGCTATGCAAGGATGCGCTGCAGAACTGGCCAGAGACCGTGGTGCTGATGCTGACGCATGTCAAAGAGTTGATCGAACAGAATGCCGAGAAGATGCGCCAGCACTGGCTAGGCGCTCCGATGGGCATCTACAGCGCCAGCATCGGTAAGAAGCAGCTCGGAGAGCCGATCACCTTTGCTGGCATCCAGTCGGTGCGAAGCAAGGCCAAGGAGCTGGGCCATATCGATCTGGTCATCATTGATGAGTGCCACCTGGTCAACCACAAGGACGAGGGTGGATACCGCAAACTGCTGGCCGAGTTGAAGGCAATCAACCCGAGCCTGCGGGTCATCGGTCTCACGGCCACGCCATACCGTCTGGGGCACGGCCTGATAACTGACAAGCCTGCCCTGTTCGATGCCCTGATCGAGCCTGTGAGCATTGAGGAGCTGGTGTTTAAGGGCTACCTAGCCACCCTGCGGTCCAAGGTCACCAGGGCCAAGCTGGATGTGACTGGCGTGCACAAGAGAGGTGGCGAGTTCATCGAGGCCGAGCTACAGGCAGCCGTTGACACCGACGACAACAATCAGCGGGTTGTGCGCGAGATCATTGATCTGGCAGGAGATCGCAAGGCCTGGCTGGTGTTTTGTACAGGCGTCAAGCACGCGCAGCATGTAGCCGAAGTCCTACGCCAGCAAGGCGTGACCGCTGAGTGCGTGACGGGTGAAACTCTGAAGAAGGAGCGCGAGCGAATGCTGACAGAGTTCAAGGCTGGCCGCCTACGCGCCTTGACAAACGCCAACGTGCTGACCACCGGGTTCGACTATCCTGACATAGACCTGATCGCCATGCTGCGCCCAACCATGTCGGCCAGCCTGTACGTCCAGATGGCAGGCCGAGGCATGAGGGTGAAGTCGCACACCGATCATTGCCTGGTACTGGACTTTGCTGGGGTGGTAGCCACGCACGGGCCGATCACCGCAGTGCAGCCGCCCAAGAAGGCAGGAGATGGCAATGGTGAGGCACCAGTGAAGGTCTGTGACAACTGCGGTGAGCTGTGCGCCATCTCGGTGGCCGTCTGCCCTGCCTGCTTGCATCCGTTCCCTGAGCCTGAGCGCAAGAAGCTGGAGCTGCGCAACGACGACATCATGGGCCTGGAAGGCAAAGACCTGGATGTGACGAGCTGGAACTGGCGCAGGCACATCAGCAAGGCCAGTGGCAAGGAGATGATCGCCGTGACCTACTACGGTGGCCTGAGTGATCCGGCCATCACCGAGTACCTGCCGATCTTGCACGAGGGATATGCGGGACAGATGGCCATGCAAAAGCTGGTCAACATGGCTGAGCGCAGCCAGATCGTGCCTGGTGGCCTGAACGTGCAGTCGCTGGAGGAGATGGTGGCCAACATGAATCAAACGCAACCACCGGCCAGCATTGAGTTCAAGCGCGATGGCAAGTTTTTTAGAGTGATGAAAAGGAGATGGGCATGAGAGTTTTCATTGATGGCGAGTGGAACAGCTACGGTGGCGAGTTGATCTCGCTGGCGCTGGTTGCTGAAAACGGATGGTCTTTTTACCGCGTGCTTGGATGCGCCAACCCAGACCCATGGGTTGCAGAGAACGTGATGCCAAAGCTGCATGAAGACTGGATCACGCTGGATGTTCTGCAAAGCTGGCTGGAGGTGTTCCTGAATCAGTTTGACTCTGTGCACATCATTGCCGATTGGCCAGAGGACATCATGTGGTTCTGCAAAGTCCTGGTCACCGGGCCAGGCACAAGGCTGAACACGCCACCGCTGACCATGGAGGTGCTCCGCGTCGATACGGTCTCCAAGAACCCGCACAACGCGCTTGCAGACGCCATGGCGCTGCGCGATTGGTATGTCAGCGTGGACATGAACTCAGTCGAGAGCGCAGCATGACCACCAGACCACCAGAGCCACAATTCCTGCTGGACTATCGCCAGTGGCTTCAGTCTGGGCCGCCGAAGTGCTGTCACACATGCGAGCATTTCAACCAGGAAGGCCACTGCTCGGTCTTTGACATGAGGCCGCCAGGCGAGTTTGCTGACGAGGTGAATGCCTGCGAGAAGTGGGAGTTTGCATGTCCGTTTTGATGGATAAGATCACCATAGAAGAATTGCGCGCACGAGTCGAATATGACGCATCAAGCGGCAAGTTCACATGGTTGCATTGCGACGCATGCAGACCATGCTGGAACTCTCGATTTGCTGGGAAGCTAGCGCTCTTCGCACCACACTCAAACGGCTATCTGTTTGGTGCGATAGCCAATCAGAAACTGTTTGCGCATCGTGCTGCCTGGGCATTGCACCATGGCCACTGGCCAGATGGAGAGATTGACCACATCAACCACAACAAGACAGACAACAGGATTGCCAACCTGCGGGTTGTTCAAAGAACGCAGAACGCCATGAATCTGTCGAAATCAAGGCGCAACTCATCTGGCGTGACTGGTGTTTTCAAACACACACAGACCGGACGATGGCAGGCACAGATTCGCATCGAAAAAAGGTCGATGCACTTGGGTTCGTTTGAGTCGTTTGATGACGCAGTTGCAGCACGCAGAAAGGCAGAGGAGCAGCATGGCTTCCACAAAAACCACGGCATCTGAGGCAGCGCCTTCAGAACATTTTGAGCAGCGCGAGCTGGTGCGCTGGTTTCGGCAGACTTGGCCAGACGTGCGCATCTTTGCCATTCCAAATGGCGGTGCCAGGAGTAAGGCCACCGCTGGCCGCCTGAAGGCAGAAGGCGTGGCCTCTGGCGTGCCCGATCTGTTTGTGCCTGCCTGGAGCCTGTGGGTCGAGATGAAACGCAGCAAAGGCGGCAGCCTCAGCGCCGAGCAAAAAGACTGGATCGCATATCTCGAAAGTGTGGGATTCTGTTGTATAGTGGGAAAAGGTGCTGGTCATGCAAAAGAGCAGATCAGCGCTTTTTTTACCAATCACATAGGAAACACATGACCACGCGCATTTATGTCGTCACCGACACCGAGACCAACAAGCACCGCCTGATTCGTGCAGCCAATCAGGCCCAGGCCATCAAATATGCAGCCCAGACCCGATTCGACATTGAGGTGGCTGGCCAGGACGATCTGGTGAGCCTGCTCACGCATGGCATTCCTGTCGAGCTGGCCACCGGCCAGGCCACCGCAGACATGTTCGAGGATGTGGTCACCAATGCTGGGGGCACGGACTGATGGCCGCCGCAGACGCCAAGACCAAGGATCGTTACATGACGATCCGCATCCCAGCAGATGTTGAGCTGGCGCTGCGCCGCCAGGCTGAAAACGACACCCGTACGCTGGCCGCCCAGGTGCTGCACTACATCAAACAGGGGCTGGCAGATGAGGGCAAGAAGGTGGCCTCATGAAGTGCCCAGTATGTGGCACCTGGACGCTGGTGCAGGAAACTCGCCAGCGTGCAGAGAATACAAAGTACAGGCGCTATGAGTGCGCCAACATGCACCGCTTCACCACCTTGGAAACGGTGGCCAAGGTGATTGCTGCAAAAAATCCTAAAGACTAGGGTTTGTCCCTAGTTGATTAGATTGTGGGAAATCGTGGTAAGATATGGTCATCGCAACCAACTGGCAAGGAGCCGAACGTGAAGCAAACGCAACAAACGCAACAACCCTCTTGGCTGGCCATCAGGCCCAGCCTGCTCAACCCCAACTGGCGCTATGTGCCAGCAGCGTCCACCAACATCATGGATCGCTTTCGCGCAATGGGCTGGGTGCCACCTTCGGAGGCCAAGAAATGAAATGGCTGCTTCATGCTGCGCTGGCCTTGGCCATTGGGGTGGCTGTCGCCGTCCTGCTGGCCGAGTGGATGGTCGGCTGCGGTGAGACCTACATCGACTCCAAAGGCGTGAGCCACAAGCACGCTTGTCTGTTCTTGGGCCTGGACAAATGAACTGCTGTGACTACGACTGCGTGCAGGGCCGCGAGTGCCCTGCTCGTGTGGCCAAGTGCAGGCCAGTCATGCTGGCCGCTGAGCCACTGCCTGCCAGCCCTGTGGTTGGATACCTGAAAAGGATGGCCAGTGCCATGCTGGTGGTGCTTGGCGTGACATTTGTCATCTGCCTGTGGATCGTCCTGATCGCAGCGTCTGCTGCCCTGGCACCAGAGAGGCGCATCATTGACTGCAGCCTTGCATCGTTTCACCCTGACTTCACCCCAGCAATGCGTGAGGCCTGCCGTAATCGCAAGGCCACTCAGTAGGTCTCAGGCGATCATGCTGATGGCTTTGGCCTTTACATCAGCAACGCGCCTTTCCCAGCCCTTGCCAAAGGTTGGCCAGTGTTCCAAATACATCAGGAATGACAGTCGGCGATTGCAATAATCCTCGACAAGTCGCTGTGAGTCAAAGGCCGACACGGCCGCCAAAGTCTTTGGGCCTATGCCACCATCAGGCTCGACACCAACGCACGTCTGGAGCCACTTCGCAGCCCTTCCTGGGCCGCTGTTGATGGCGGCATCAAAGACAGCATAGTCCACGCCAGACGGCAGCTCGTCGCCACGCACCTTGTCCCAATATTTTGTCTTGTACAGAGGAGCCACATCGGCAGGCGTGAGCGCACGCATGGTCTTCTCGTCCACCTCGTGGCCGCAATGCTCCTCCCAGACCTTCTTGGTGCAGCCTAGGTTCGTCATGCCACCTGGGTCTTTTGGGTGGTTCACAAAGCCACCCTCATGATGTAGGACGGCAGCCAGTGCAGCTTCAAAATTCTGTTTCATGGTGTCCTCACTTGGTGGCTTTGGAGAGCAGATCGGTCTTGGCCTGGGAGCCAGCCGAGCTGCCAAAGTAGTAGGCGATGATGCCTGTCCAGGCGGTGCCCAGGCTGCCCAGCATCATCAAAATGGCTGGGTTGTTGCTGTCAATCTGGTTGAAGAACATCATTACCATGATGCCGAAGAAACCCAGGGTCACAGCGCCAGCCAAGATTGGAGGCATCATTGAGCGAGTGGTGGCCTGCATTTCCCTGGCAGACTTGCGGTCCTCAACGGCCAGCTTCTCAAAGTTCAGGCCCAGCTCCTGCGCCTGCTTCTGCAGCTCGATCTCGGCCAGCTTGACCTGCGCGATCTGGTCGGCGGTCAGCTTGTTGGAGGCGATCAGGTCTCCGACCTTTGCCTCGTCCACGCCAATGGCCTTGGAGACTGCAGAAACGGCCATGCCTGCAAGTGGGCCACCCAGTGCGGTGGCAATCGTTGGTGCGATCTGCTTGAGCCAGTCCATATCAGCTTCCTCTCTTGGTCAACATTGCGCTGGCAATCTCCAGCATGAATTTTGTCTGCTCTAGGTTTGCTGGCTGCGCTGCCCAGCCAACTGTGATCTGTCCCACGAAGCGATGCGAGTCTGGCGGAACACTGACTCGACAGGTGTATGTCACGCCCTTCTCAAGATACCAAAGCCCGACCTCGGACTGTGCGTATCGATACTCGCCGCATGGTATCTCATTGGTCATCAGCTTGACCACATCTGAGTTATTCGACGAATTGTGCGTGAACAGGCCAACATCGATGTTCTCAATCGTCTTGTCGCGCCCGTCTTTGGTGTAGGCCTTGTAGAGCGTCCTGGAATTGAACAGCGGGTTGACTTTGAAAATCGCCACTACCGTTGCGCCAGTTTGCTTGAACAGCATCGTCGCCGCATCATCGGCTCGGTCTGTCCGTATCTCTGGCAGCTTCTGCGACTCTTTGTAGGCGTCTCGGATAAATTCTTGGCTTTCGTACAGGGCAAAACCAGCAAAGGCAATTACCGCCATAAGAATTACCGCAAACAGCTTGAACGGGCTGTCCACATACCCCAGAATTTTATCGAGGGTGGTGTTGGCGTTGAGCTTCTCGGTCATATATGCCGCTGCCCCATCTCAACTATGAAGTAAACGGTCAGGCTGAGAACAAATACTGATGTAAGGACGGCAATCGTGATTAAGATGATGTCGTCAATCTCGGCCTGCCTGCGTTTTGCCTCAGCTTTGCGCTTGCCTTCAGCACGGGCGGCATCGGCTTCCATTTGCTTGGCCCTGGCCGTAATGCGCATCCAGACATCCATCTTGTTGGACTGGAAGAAGAGCATCTTCACCTGCTCCTCAAACTCCCGAGCCTGCTCCAGAGCAAGTTCCAGCTCTAGTGCCTTGCCAAGTGCCGACCCCTTAAATCCGCCCATCTTGGCCTTCTCCACAACCTCGATGGCCTGCGCCTTGGCGTCGAAATACTGGCCCAGAACTGGCCCCAAAGACTGCACGTCTTGAACAGTCTTGACCGCCTTCTTGACGAGATTGACCGCTGACGATACGGCAGCAAGCGCGGTTATGGGGTCGATCATTTTATTAACTCAAAAGCCACTCCGGCAATTACACCGGGCAGAGCCGTTGCAATAGCATCCCAAACGTCAGGCTGACCCTCTTTGCGATACCACTGCTGGAACTCGTAGAAGACGCCGAACACAATGCCGCCGATGGCAACGGCCCATCCCACTGGCAAGAGATGAATCGCACCAATGACAACGGTCGAGCCGACGCCCATTGCGAGATGCTGTAGCTTGTCTCTTGCGATCATTTTGTGATCCAGATTGCGGCAAAGATTGTCCCTGCCATCGACACGAGCATGATGCCTGCAGTCTTAATCATGATGGCCTCAATGCGCTTGAGTCGCTCATTGATCTGCTCATACCTCAGCGCACAAATTTCTTCGTGCGTCTGAAGTCTTGCATCGGTTGCATCGACTTGGCTCATTAAATGCCTTCACCTTGCACGATGTAGACAGTAGATGCGCCAGCAGGGGCCAGACCACTGAAGAACGACTCACGCCCAAAGCGCAGCACTTCAACAGCACCAGGGATCAGCACAATGGCCGCTGTAGGAGTACCAGCTACAGGAGCCACAGCATTGGCCGCTGCCTCTGCTGCAGTGTTACCAACGCCCAGAAACACCGTATTGGCACTGTTGTTGATGATGCGGTATTGGCCCGTGCTTTGAGCATCAAGCCTTGAGAACACCAAAGCCTGGACACCAGTTGACGCAGAAGTGGTGGCAGGGATGACAACGGTATTGCCAAGTGGGGCAAATGCGATTTGTGAATTGGTGGCCATGTCAGACTCCTCTTGCAGCTTGGGCTGCTTGATATGCACTCACCACAGCAGCCGTGTGCGTTGCCGCACAGATGGCTTGCACACGAGCATCCTCGCCGCTGTAATCATCGCCAGGGGCGACAATGTGGCGGTGAAATGTGCCACTGATTTGCTTGCCGTCTTCTTTGATGGCGGTCTTGGTGCGAACCTGAACGCAGCCGTTTTCGACCACTTCAATGCGGTCAACAATCAATTCTTTAGTAATAGCCATAACAACCTCCGGTTGAAATCAAGAATCCGGTCTACTGGGCCGGTACAGTTTTTCAATTAAGGCAAAGCTAAAGTAATGCCTTCCATGTTTTGCATTTCAGCGGTAATGGTGTAGCAAGTTGCATCGCCATATACGGGCGTCATAACAAGTGACCACACACCACCAACACGGCTTAACGTAAAAGCTGGGCCAACTGTTGGGCCAACACTGTTACCCGCCGCTACGTTATAGACAGTTGAAATGTTTTGACTAAATGTTACGCCACCTTCTTGGTACACGGAAACAATAACTTCTGCCAGCCCAACAGATGTTGGAAACGATCCATCGTAATAAGAAACGGAAAATCTAGAGACGCCGTACTCTACGCCAGCAACCAAAGCTGCTGTTAAAGTTGCAATTGTAGAACCCGCAGACAAAACAGATTTATTGATTTTCTCCTGAACTTGATTGTCTCGAACGCGCCCCTGCATGTATCGAAACACCGTTCCTGCATCTTGCGATTGCACATATGGTGGAATGCTCTCATTCCCCAAATACTGGCTACCGCCTGCTAAACTTTTAAATGAATTTCCGTTTGTTGGAAGTCCTGATCCGTTATTGATAACTTTTGCGCCACCGGTTACAAGAATGTTGTATGTAGTGCCGGGATTGGTCAGGTTGACAAAGGCGCAAGAGTTTAAAGTCACCGATCCACCATCCACTGTAATAGCTGCGGTTGTTCCGGTGTTAGCGCCAAAGACAAGAAAGTTATTGCATGAGTTAAGCGTTAGATTTGAGTTTCCGCAATAAATTGCAGCATCGTTTTTAATCTGCACATTTTCATGCCCGCAGCCATTAAGACTTAGGACACTGGTGAGCAAGAAGTAAGCTCTGTCGCTTATGTTGTCTGAGGCGCAAGAGTTAAAACTTGAATATTGAAGACCGTAAATTGAGTAACCAATATCGCAGTCTCTGGCCCAGCAGTTGTTTGCTTCCAAGGCAGTGCCAGTTGCGTTACCCGTTCCATCATCTGCCCACTGGATGCCGATTGTTGTAGATACCCATCCGTAGGTAGGCCCGCCGTTAATTGCTTTTTGCGTGTCGGAGTTGCAAATAAATTTGTTGAGTTGCGTCAACCAAGAATCATGCGTAAAGAATCCAATTTCGCACTTGTAAATATAAACATTGTCAATAGACAGTTTTGTAGTTCTTGGTGCGTAAATGCCGTAATTGACCAAATATCCGTCGCTTTCTAATGTGATATTGGAGATTGAACAAAGTTCAGAATATTCATTATCTGCGTGTCGCAAAATAATAATTGCGTTTTTTACATAGCTGTCTGTAACAGTGCCGCCGCGAGAAGTATTGCTTCCCACGCCAGCAGTGTTTGTGGTCTTGATAATTTTTGTTCCAGGATTTCCAGCTACCGGCGTATAATCAACATTTTTTACGCCTTGACCAATAATCTGTGTTCCAGAATCCATGTAAAGCGGGGATGTGATATTGTAAGTACCTGCTGGCAAATACACTTTTCCCGCTGCATTTATGGCTGTCTGAATGGCTAAAGTGTCATCTGTAACACCATCGCCAACAGCGCCATAATCTAGCACGTTGGCAATAGCGCCATTAATCATTGAAAAAGAAACTTTTGTCAGGCTCATTTTGACCTCTTACACATTGTATTCAATAAAGCCATCTAACTTAAACCCACTACCGCCGGGGTATAAACCTAAATATGTAAGGATGTCAAAAAGCGTTGCTCCGTTAAATCCTGCTGATTGAATCATGTATCCGTTCACGCCATTCTCACGACCGCTACCTGACCCAAAACCACTGATCGTGTATGGCAATCCGCTTACTCTAACTGAGCCAGCGCCTGTTCCGTTAGTTGTAATTTCAACGCTGAAATTTACAAAAACTCTGCGGCCAATCTTTGTGTAAGTGCCTGACACTGGCCCAAGTAGCGTAATTGTGCCGCTGGTTGAAGTTACAGAAGGCGTCCAAGTACCTTCTTCATAGTCAGCCAGCAACTCGCTTGTGCCTGTGCCGGGTGTGGCAGAGAAGTCGATGCCTTTGCCAGATGTGCCAATGATGAGGTTGCCTGTGGACAACGTGACATTTCCAGGCAGTGTGATAGGCGTTTGTATCTGACTGGCGTTGATTAAGTTGGTAACTGTCTTGAGCATTTCGGTCTCCTTAAACCAAGAATTCGATCACCGAAGTGAATGGTGGCGCTTCTGAGAATGTCACGTTTCCACCGGACACCGTATAGGTGTTTTGGTTCTGGTAAACGCCGTTGATGTAAATCGCAAAAGGTGTGGATGTGACCGGAAAGATGGTCTGCACACCATTGCCAGTTGCGTTGCTTGCAATAGAGCCTGAACCAGTTGAATTCCCATTGAGTGAGGTGTAGACCAGGCTGCCTTTGCTGTCCAGCACCTGGATGCTGTAGTCGCTGCTAGCGTAGAAGCGCGATGGCGTGCCTTGATAGACCGGATAGCCGTTGAGCGTGCGGATGGGCTGCGCGGCTGCGATGGTCAGAGCTGCATCCCAATAGACTGCGATCTGGTTGGTTTGTGGGTTGAGGTTGACCGTGCCCACCCAGATGTAGCCGTTCTCCAGCGGCAGGCCGTCAGCGCCAGCAAATGCTGGATATGGCGGTTGAATCGAGAGTGCGCTCATTGTTGGTTCTCCTGGTCGAATTGGCGTCCTGTTTGGATTGCACTCTGCAAGAACTGGATGCGTGCATCTAGAGATTGTGGCAGGTTCGCTTCTTTTGCGAAATCCCCAAAGGACTTGCTCATGGCCGTGCGACGAAGCGCCGCCTGGCTTGGCTGGCCACCCTTGGTGGCAGTCTGCACAGCCAGCTCTTGGAACTCTGGTGAGGCAAAGAGCTTGGCAGCCTTCTGCACACCAGCGCCTTTGGATGCAGACATCCATTGCACGATATCTGGTGCGATCAGGCCACCGCCAGGCACCATGCTGGCCACGCCAGTGGCAGCACGTTGTGCCACGCTGCTGGACATGACTTGGCCCATCAGACCTTGGACCGCTGCATCGCCAAGAATCTGGTTGGCTTTGCCTGTGGTCGGAATGCGAGCTTGTGCGTCTGCAATGCGCCTCGAAATCTCGTAGAGATCACGCGAGGCACGGTCCCACTCTGGCCCCATGATCTTGACCATCTGGGAGTAAACAGGAGGGTTGGCTCGAAGGCCACGATAGACCTTGGTGAACTCTGCAGGGCTGAACACGGTTTCAGCAGCTCCTGCAGCACGACCTGCCGCCTTGCCTGCGGTCACAGATGCCAGGGCAGTGGCCAGCGTCTCCTTCTGCAACTCATCTGGCACCACCTTCATAAGACGATTGAAGGCTGCGGCATCGCCCTTTGCAGCCGTTGTGATGGCCGTCTGCATACGCTGGGCCACGCTGCCATCAATCTCTTGGCCGAATGCGCCGACGATGCGCTTCTCCAGCGCCTTCTGCTTGGCGGTCAGTAGGTTGGCTGCACGCAGTTCTCGCCGAGCCTCTTCGCCTGCCAGCGTTGCCACGTTGTCCAGTTGATCTTGGGCCAGTGCAGCATACAGGCGCTTGAGGTCACCGGCTGCCATGTTGTCATATGGTGACTTCAGGCCGCCAACGGCCTGGCCTACCAAGTCCTTCTCGCGCTTGAGACCGAAATAGGTCAGTTCGCCCTTTTCCAGCATCTTGGCCAGATTGGATTCCTGTGGCGTCATGCGGCCTGCAGCGCCCAGGTTGGTACGCAGGTCGTCGAGGTAAGTTTTTAGGTTGTTCAGCTCAACTGGGGAATTCTTTGGCACCGCCTCGTCGATACGGTCGTAGATCGCCTTGGCGTCAGTTTTCAGCGTCTGCCTGGCCTGCTGCAAGTTTTCCACAATCTTCTGTGAGGTAGCCCCAGGAGCTGGTCTGCCAGCAATGAAATTCGCATCAAACTGCTGCGACACCTCGTCGGCACGCTGGATGGCGTTGCGCACAGTGCTTTCCCATGCAGCCTCAGCTTCGCCTGCAACCAGTGCGCGGGTCAGGCCCACAGCACTGCGCACCTGTGGGTTGTCGCTCAATACGTCAAATGGCAAGTCTATGCGAAGGCGCTCGGCTGCCGCACGGGCCTCTGGGTTGATCTGCGCAAGATCAATCAGTTGAGCCTTGGCCGCAGATGAGCCAGGACCAAATCCTCCGGCCTTGCGTGCCAGGTTCAGAACATCGATGACGCCACCTGCTGTGGCCTCTGCAGCGGCTGCTGCAGGCGGCACTTCTGGGGCCATTGCCGTGCCCATAGGAGCGCCAGCAGGGCCAGGAGCAGGAGGTGGTGCCTCTGGTATGGCTGCGGCTGCTGGAGCCACAGGAGGTGCGCTGAGTTGATCTATCTGTCGCTGCAAATCATTGATGCTAAGTTCTCGCAGATATACCGACTCTCCTTCTTGAAGGGGTTCTGATGCAAGACGCTGTTGCTGGAACCGGAGTCCAGCAATTTGCTGATCTACGCTTGGCTCAGGGAAGGCTTCAAGTGTCGGCTCGACGCGAGGTGCGGGAGCAGGAGCAGCAGGAGCCGGTGCGCGGCCTGTGACGCGCTGTGCGCCCCTTCGAACGGCTGCGGTAACCGGAGGTGCCACCCGCTGCAGAATCTGTCCTGCTGGGCCTGTGACCGCTGCCAGACCAATCTCTGCTGGGCTAACTTGACCGCCAGTGACGGCCTGGGTTGCCTCGATGGCCGCCTGGGTTGCGCCAGCGCCAACAACTGCGCCAGGAATGGTTGCGGCTCGTCCTGCTGGAGTAAAGGCGGCAATGGATGCGCCAAGGCGTGGGACATCTTGTGATGTCAGCCCAGGCTCGATGACGTATTCTTTGCCATCAGTAGGAGAGCGCAGGAACACGGTGCCTTGTGCATCAAGACGATAAGTCAAGCCTGGGAAGTTTGCAGCAAAAATCTTGGCTCGTTCTTCTGAGCCAGCCATCAAACCACCGAGTGCCGATTTGAGCAAGCCAAAAGACATTTGATTCGTCTCTGGCATGTCGTAAATTGTTCGCTTCTCAGCCAGTGCCCTAGAGACCTCTGGGGATGCAGATCGCCTGGTGCCAGTCACAGACTCAACCAAGCCCTCGAAAAATCCCATCGGCCTAGGCTGACCTGGAGCCGCAGCAGGAGCAGGGGCAGGGGCTGCCGGTATAGGTGCAACCACAGGCGCAGGAGTTGCCATAGCGGCAGGAGCAGGCCTAGCTACTCTGGGAGCCGCAGCCGGTGCAGGTGCAGGTGCCGGTGCCATTGCTGCTGGAGCAGCCACAGGCGCTGCCATAGGCGCTGCAGAAGGAGCAGGTGCAGGTGCAACAGGAGCAGCCACAGGCGCAGGTTGGCGTGCTGCCACAGGCGAAGCCGCAGGTGCAGGTGCAGCAGCAGACGGTGCTGGCGCACTTGGTGCTGGAGCTGCCTGAGCGCCTTGCTGGCGCTGTACATAGGCTGCCTGAGCAGCCTGGATCAGTTGCGCGTCAGTTGCATTGTCTGGGCCTTCCAGCTCAATGATGCTGCCATCGGGTGCTTGAACTTTATATGTTGCCATCGTGTTGTTCCATTACCGAATGACTCTGAAACCAGAGGGCATACCTGTGGCGGCTGGTGCCGGAGCTGGAGCAGGTGCCGGAGCAGGTGCCGGAGATGGTGCAGCAGTTTGTGTAGTCTCAGGGCCAAAAACGTTTTCAGGATTTAAGCGGTAGTTCTTGACCACCACACCAAGCGCATTTTTGTCATCAGCGGCCTTTTTCTGTGCAGCTCCAAGATACTGCCTTGCCAAGTCTACATACTCTTGCCGCTGCTTCGAATTAAGTTCGAAAAGCTGACCACTTTGCAACTTTTGCACTTGGTTTGCAAGACGATCAAACAGGCCTGCCGTGTCTCGCGCCACAGCAAATTCAGTCTCACGAACAACGGACCCTGGATCAAGCATCTTCATGAATCCAGTAATCAACGCAATGTCACCAGGTCCGGTTTTGGCTTGAGCTGATGCCTGCAGATTTGAGAATGTCGATCCAAGCTCACCATATACTTTGGTGCGTGCTTGAAACTCTTTGCGAAGTTTTTCTTCTTGCTCAAACTTCTTGGCCGGATCAACTCCTCCAGATGCCCTAAGTGCTTCTAGCTCAAGCACTATTTTTCTACTTTCTAGATCAAGTTTTTTGCCCTGAGCTATTGCAGATGCTGTCTGAGCCTCCGTCAAGCCAAGAGTTGCAGCTTTATTTTTGAGTTCTTGTACCACATTTCTTTCTGCAAATTTGGCATCGACTTGAGCTTTAGTGGCCAAAGCCCTTCTCTCATCTACCTGGGCTTGATCCAGCTCAGTTTTCAACTGTCTCTGAAGGGCCACGTCTGGCTCTGCTTCAAGTTTTGCTCGAAGTTCTTGCACCTTGAGCTGTGAATCCGTGACAGCTTTATTGGCATTGGCCCGCACTTCTGTCAATCTGCTAGGAGCCTCTGATTCTGCCCTGATTGTTGAGAGAGCCTTGTCAGCATTATCAAGAAAATCTTTACCACCAGGCAGCCCAGCAATGTTCAAGCCAATTATTGCTTGTGCGTTCGTTGGGTTCAGCCTAATGAGATTTGATAGGTCGTCATACCCTTGCGCTTCTCTTTCTCTGCCTGAATTTCTTAGAGCAGCCGCTTGTTCTTTGAGCTGCATTTCAGCAACTGGCAAATTTCCTGACTTGATGGCGGTATAAACTTGCGTGCCCAATCGCAAAGTATTTTGTTGCTGCTCTTTTGTCTGCGCCTCAAAGCCCTGCATGACAATTGCCGCTTGGTCTTTAGGCAAGAAAGCCGTGACCCTCGCATAGTCAGCTGATGTTGCATTGGGGTTTTTGAACAGATTGGTGAGTTCTCTTTGTGCTGCTTGGGCACGCTCACGCGCAGCTCTGGCCGCTTCGGCCTCCGCAACAACAGAACCCATCTTAAAACCACCGAGTGCCGCCTCAAAAGGGCTTTGCACATCGACTGCGTAGTTGATCGGGGCTTGGAATGGATTGATGGTGGCCATGTTCTATTCCTCAAAAACCGAAGCCCATGCCAGCCTTGCCGCCTGCACCGTACTGGAAGCCAAGCACCTGAGCAGGCAAGTTGAACAGGCCGCTGAATGCCTTGGCCTCGCCCAGCTCGCCACCAGCTCTGGCCGCCCCTTGCTGGGCCAGCAAGTTGGCCACATTGGTTCCAGACTCCATTCCAGCAGCGCCAACACCGGCAGCAGAACGCTGACCCAACTGCGTCATGCCGCCCAGGCGGCCATATTGCTGCTCGATGGCTTGGTTCAGCAAAGCTGGTCGGAACTGTGCAAGTGCGCCTTGGATGTTGCCACCTCGCAGGCCGCCAGTGGCCGAGGCACGCTGAAGCAGAGCCTCTTCACCCTGCTGTGCCAATGCCTGGAAGGTCTCGCCGCCTCGAATGCGCTCAATGGCGGCTTGCTCTGCTTCTGGGCCTTGTAGGCCAAGCAAGGCCTGCTGCTGCTGAAGCGCAGGAAGACCTGCCTCGGTGTAAGGTTGGAGCAATGCTCGCAGTGCATCGAACTGTCTGCGCTGCTCTGCAATACCTTCGCCTGCTGCGCCTGCTTGAATGCCTGCTGCCTCGCTTGCTGCATCGGCTTGCATCATGCCGCCAAGCAGTTGCGAGCCTCCAACGATTAAACCAGTGACTGGATCAGGCATGGCTGAACTCCTTCATGTAGTCTTCAAATTTCTCGCCATACAACTCCATGACGCTGCCTGCATCTTCTGTCGCACGACGAGTGCCGTGGCACAGCGCCACGGTCATCAGCACAACGTCATAGTACCCTGCACGCCAGACAAATGACCGTGCATCGGCCTTGCCTGATCGCTCGGCCTGGTCGGATGCCTGCCACTTCAGGATCATGGCGGCCACTATGGGTGCGAGACTGTGGGAGTTGGCAATCCAAAATGTGTTCTGGTTCATGCCCACCAGGGTGTTCCAGATCACCGCATTGAGGTCTTCGCGCTCGACTGGATCACCGTCTGCGACATCATCAAAGACCTGGATGGCCCCATAAAGCATGAGCAGCCATTCAACGGCTGGCGTTGGGAGCGCGAAAACCCTTTGCAGGTTCACTCTCAACCAATCGACACCAGACATGCGCAGCTCCTGTTCAGGGTGAGCTGCTGGCGGCTCGATAGGCTCAGCGGCTGCATTTTCCCACATTTCGGCATCCCGTCAATCCTCGTATTCTTCCCGGTCTTCCCAAGCCTGGCAGACGCGCATGTCGTTGCAGATAAAGTTCAGCTTTTCACAGTGGCCACGAAAGCCTGCGCCTTTGTCGTAGGCTGCCATCGGAATACGCTCGATCTTGACTTGGGCCATAAAACTGTTGTCGTAATACTCGCAATTTGAGCAATGCTTGCGCCGTGCGTCCTTTTCGCTGCACTGCATGGCCTCGGCCAGCCCTGCGTAAAACTCTTTATTTGCGCCTGGCTCATTGGTTGGCATCTCTGGGCCGTAGTTCCAGTCCTGCACCGCAATGACGTAGTTCTTCTTGTTTTCTGCCGTGGTGATGAATTCCTCATCCATTGGCAGGCCCATAAAGCCTTTGGGCATCATCATGAATTTGTCCATGCTGTTCTCCTTTAAGTGATTTCTCGGCCAGATGCGCGGATTGTCAACGATGTGGCTGCGCTGGCGATGGTGGAGATGAAGCCACTCGGCTCCAATGCCTGGCCAACCAGTTCTGGGAAAGTGTAGGTCTCATCCGGTACGATGCTGCGGGTGTCCACGATCAAGTTGTTCGTGCCTGCACTGCCGCCACTGGTCACCAGGTTGACGCTGATGGTCACATTTGCTGCGCTCGTGTTGGTGGCAGTGAACTTGTCGATGATGGCCTTGCAGTTGGTGGCCGTGTACTGAGTGGTCTGGCTGTTCTCGGCCTGCTTGGCAGGAATCAGCACTTTGATGATGACGGTCATTGGACACCTCCGATGTTGTTGTTGACTGTGAGAATTATGGACGGAATACCTGGGTGCGGTGCAGCCGCAGGAAAGGCAGTAAGCACGGCGCTCAGGTCGCTGACAGAAAACATCAACTCGACATAATCGTTGGCCTTGAGGTTAAAAAAGTAATTTAACGACGAGAAAATTTCAGAGTTGTTGCCTTGAATTCTGATCTGGCTTGCGCTGTTTGTCACATCCACGCCGTTGAGCCGGAACCAAAAATAGAACTCAGCAGTGCCACCTGTGGTTTTGTCCAGTTGAAACGATGTATCAAAGTTGTAGATTCCCTCGCTGTCCACAATGATGCGCGAGGTGGGAGAACCAAGATAAACACCGTTGCTCAGGTCTGTCGTGTTGAACGTAATAGCCGTCGCAGTATTGATGACCGTTGCCGGTTGCGTGGTGGTGTCGTAGAACGATCCGTAGCGGCTGCGCTTAAACTCCCTTGGCGGTGGGGTCATTTGCAAACCCTCAACGGCTGCGGTCAGTTTATTTAACAGCGCCAATGCTTGATTGGCTTTGTTCTCGGATGACGCAATGCTGACAGAGGTTTCTTGTGCCAATGCACTGATCTGAGCCAGTGCCTCGTTGGCTGTGGCCGCCGCCGTGTCTGCCTGATACTCAAAGTCCGTTCCGACAATAACCTGGAGCTGATCGACGGCAGAGAACAGCAGCTCGAACTGCCTGATTTGCTGCTGGTCGGTCAGAAACTCCGCGAGCTGATCGCGGGTCAGATTCAACTTGCGGGATTGTGGTGCGGTTGCCATCAGTATGCCAACGCCTCGATCTGTGCCTCAAGCCTAGCAAAAGACACATGGGCATCGCTGTCGCCTTGGAAACGCTGGATGCGCCAGTTGCGCATGTGCCCCTGCTGGAACCATGCTAGGCGCTTGGACGTGCTGCCAATCGTGCCAACAGCAATGCTGCGGTCTTGACTCCAGGACAGGCCGTTGACGCTATAGCTGGTGCTGATCTGCGGGTTCTTGCCCAAGGTCACGCTGCCGGTCAGTGCGACCAGCTCAAGGCGGTTGAAGATTGCGCCATTGCCTTCGTTGTAGACGATGACCGTGCCAAACTCCCAGCGCACTTGCTGGCCCCAGTGGTGGCCGGTGTCTTGCACAAGGTAGCCGATTGAGCTGGACTGCGGATCGCCGACCAGCCACTTATCGTATATCCAGACCATATTGCGTGCCCGGTACTGGCTGAAACCGACCACTGTGGTGGTCAGAGTGAACCAGACGGGCTGCTCCAGAGCCTCAGATGCTGAGGCATCGTAGACCACCGTGCGATCTGGCAGATGGACGTAGAGGTGCTGGTGATTCTTGTCGTTGCGTGCTTCCAGTTGAACCTTGACCAGTTGCGCCTCGGTGTACTGAAGCAGTAAATTGTCGATTTCCTGCGTGCTGATTTTCTGGGTGGTGGCCGCCGCGCCAAGGTAGATGCCTGGGGCTTCATTGCGGCCACCGCCCAAGAAGGCAATGCGTTCCAAGTAGATGCAGCAGGCATGCGTGCCAAGAGCGCCCTTTTGGACTTGTGCGCCATCAATGCGTGCAAATGGGAACAGCTCTCCTCCCACGTTGTCGAACACCTCCTGGGTGTTGCTGTTCAGTGCATAGACCTCGTTGCGCAGCTTGATGAGTGCCACAACAGGATCAGGGTCAACTTCTGAACTGCCATATTTCAGGGGGTTGACCTGGGTCGGGTCTGACAACTCGGTGACTACCAAATTGGCACCGTCTGTGGTCATGAAATAGCCGTCAACCCAGCAGAAGTCCAGCACCACGCCAAGGTCTGGGTCAGTGACTTGCCGCAAGATCGGAGCAGTTGGGTTCCAGCCTATGGTGCCTGGCGTGTTGACTGGTATCCAGTAGTACAGTCGCCCACCGGATGCAATGGCCAGCACATCAAAGCTGTAGTCCATTGTCACCAGCTCGGTGGTAGGCCCACCAACATCGCCCAGCACGGTCACAGCACCATTGCTGTCCACCGACACCAGCTTGGTGCCCATCACGCGATAGCAGACGCCATTCCAGTTGATGCCGCCACGGTCAACGCCTGGGCCTGTGCCGTTGGCCACGATGCCATCGCCTGGGCGCAGGAATCCATTGCTGATGCCTGACGCCTTTGGCACCGGCACCATGTTCACAGGGTATGCGGTGCGCAGCTCTGGCGTGCTGTCAGTATAGATGCCGCTTAGGATTGGAACTTGCATGGCATCACTTTTTGGCTTTGTTGCGTGCTGAGATTGCCTTGGCCTTGGACCGCGCATCCTCCTTGGAGCTTGCGCCCCAGGCCTTCAGACTGAGCAGCAGCCTGGTCGGCTCGCCGTTTTTCATCTCTGGGCCAGGCATGTTGCCCATTCGAGCCAGGAAGCTGGCTCGCCTCGGGTTGTCACCCGACTTAACAGGCGGCTTGATGTTCTGGCCTGCAGCCTTCAAGCTGGCGCGACCAGCAGCGTTCAAGCCGCCCTTTGGATTCTGCCCTTCTTTGCGCTGCCATGCCGGTGTTTTCATCTGTACCTCGCCACTTTTGCGGCCACTTTCTTGGGCTGCTTTGCAAATTGTTTTCCCTTGGATGTGGCCTCGCGCTTGGCGCGGGTTGTTGCAGCGTACTCAGCCGGGGTCAAAGCCTTGATGGCCTTTTCGGGCAGATAACGCTCTCCCGTCTCGCTGGACGGCTTTCCAGACTTGGTGCGCCAGTTCTGTGCACTCCAGTCCTTGAGCGATTTCTGCGTGGCCTTCATGACTTGTAACCTCCACCTTTGGCCTTGTATTGCTTGGCCAGCAACTGCGCCTTGCGAGCTGACCATTGCCCAGCTTCAGTGCCCTGCACAGCCTGCCCTTTGATCTTCTCAAAAAGGTTCTTGCGCATAGTCGGCTTGGTGTAAACAGCCGCCTTATTGACAGAGGACTTGGGCTTGGTTGCCATTACGCGGCCACGCCTTTGATGACCGCAAAGTTCAAAACGGGCTGCTCGGTTGTCGTGCCACCCGTGGTGCGGAATGTGATGTTGAAACTTCCAGCACCAACTGCTGTGACCATCAAGTCATAGAGATCTGTGCCTGATTTCTGGTTCAGGATGATGACATCGGTTGCTGCAACGGTGCTATTGGTCACGGTAAAGGTCGTCGCGACTGTTGTGCCTGCTGCGCTGAACAGGGTTATCGCACCAGAGGTTTTATTTAGTGTCACGCCGGTGGTGCGGCTGGTTCCTTGGGTTACTGCACCGCCTGCGCCTGTGGCATAGCCCACGCCAGCCGTTCCGGATGAAGTGACTGCACCAGTTACTGCCAGACTTGTGCCTGTGGCTGCGCCAATATTGGGCGTGACTAGTGTGGGGGTGTTTGCAAAAACTGCTGCCCCTGTGCCAGTTTCATCGGTCAACGCAGCAGCAAGATTGGCGCTGCTTGGGGTTGCCAAGAATGCGGCCACATTTGCGCCCAGGCCACTGATGCCTGTCGTAACTGGCAAGCCGGTGCATGATGTAAGAGTGCCTGATGTCGGAGTGCCAAGTATTGGTGTGATTAACGTCGGGGTGTTGTTGAACACCAGCACGCCTGTGCCGGTCTCGTCGGTCATTGCTGCACGCAAATTGGCACTGGTTGGGTTAGCCAACCAAGTTTGCACACCAGCGGCATAAACAGTCTCAGCGTTGATCTGATACCAGGAATTCGTTGCCTGGTAGAACCTGATTGCTGTTGCGGTGCCAGCGGCCAGCGAAGTTACTCCACCAAAAATAGCAGTCGCGCCATTCAGCGCAATGGTCAGCGAGGTGATCTCTTGCGTGGTCGTAATCAGCACCGTGGTGCCATCAGGAACGCCAGTGTTCAATGGCAGGGTGATCGTGCCAGTGGCCAGTGTGCCAGCAGGCTGCAAGAGCATCCACTGGTCATTGCTGACGGGTGTTGGCACAGTGATGTTAAAGCCCGTCCCAGGAACGTACAGGTTTGTAGCTAAGGTCGGAGATGCAAACGTCTGCTGGAAATATTGCAGAAGCTGCGTAACCGAGACCCTGCGTGCGTCACCATTGTTGGGCACATAGATCGGGAGCTGATCGCCACCGGATACTTGAGAAATGGGCGATAGTTGATTGATCGTTGGCATGACTGCTGTTCCTCAGTAGTATTCGATTGGGCCGTCTTGACCGGCCAGGACGGGATCGGCTGGTGGACGAATGAAGGGATTGTCGTAAACGCGCCATGGCTTGTTGCCTGCGCCTGCTGGCATGGTGCTGGGCAATTGCTGCTCCATTGGCATGGCAGCACGGGACAGAAGCGTGTTGTACGACTCTTTGGCCGTGACCTTGGTGTCAGGCATTACCTGCTTGCCGTAGCTCGGGGCCAGCTTGATGGCCAGGTTGGTGTAGATGGCCTCATTGGAGCTGTCGGGCACGTTGGTCTGCTCGTCCAGATCACTGTCTTGGGGGCTGGATGGCAGCGGGTATGCCAGACGAATGCCCAGGGCATTCCAGGCGGCCAGCATGGTATCCAGCCTGCGCAGAGCAGACTGCATTTGCTCTGGGCCGAGGTCGAAGGCGTAGGAGGCCAGGCCAATCTCATCGAAAGCCTGCTCAATAAATTGGCGCTTGGTCCATCCCATGTCATTCTCCTGTAGACAGTCTGTCCTGGATCAATTGTCCCAGCTTTTTGTCCTTTGTGCGACCATCAAACCTGATTCCAAGTTCTGTGGCCTTAGCCTCCAGCTCAGTGCGGGTTGGGGGCGCATCGTCCTGCGGTGCAGCTTGCACCTCAATGATTGGGGCATCAATGCGGGATGGGTAATACTGCTTGATCGCTTTGCGCTCAAGCATTGCAATCTTTTTGGCTTTGCGCTTTTGCAGCCGCAACTCTCGCCACGGGGCGAGAGTTTTGGTCTTGACGATTGCGGCTGACTTAATCATTTCATCTTCTTCATCGGAGCTTTGCTTGGCTTGCCTGCGGCTTTTGCTGCCTTGGCTGCCGTGCTGAGTGCCATTGCAACAGCTTGCTTTTGTGGCTTGCCCGATTTCATTTCCATCGCAATATTCTTGCCGATGGATTTCTGAGAGTAACCTTTGGTCATTGGCATATCGTTCTCCAGTTAAAAAAACAGGCCAACATCTCTGCTGGCCTGTCTTGGTTTAGCCGCCGATGCGGTAGACGACGAAGGTATCAGCCGCAGTCTTACGGCAACGGAATCGTGCAGATGCACCAGACGTAGCCGCAGTTGCTGCAGAACCCACAATGGTTACGCCTGTGTTGACCGTGATGGTCAAAGCAAATGCAGCCAAGGTGATGACGCTGAAGTCAAACGAATCACCGATTGCCCACTCAGTTGCCAGATCAAGGTTTGCACCAGTTGGTAGCTGAATGCTACGGGTTGTCGTAGGCGTTGCGGTGATAATGCCGGTCAACAATTCAGCGGCTGTGGCGATCATCGAACCACCGTCAGCAATGTTGGCTGGTGCGCCCTGGGGCTGCCAGTTGCCATTGTTGCTAATGTCAGGAGCAACGCCCACCGAGTAGTAAGCGCCCGATGCACCGGCCTGGATGGTCACGATAGTGGCATTGGTGAATGCGCCTGACACATAGGTGGTGTTCTCGACCACTTGCAGCAAATCCTGCGAATCAGGGAAATTGGGGAAACCAACTTCCTGAAACACATTTGCCGGTGAGAAGGCCTGAACAGCGATTTTCTCGCCAGCGGGCACAGTGACGACAGCCGTGCCCTGGGTGAAGATTACTTGATAGCTCATGATTTAACTCCTTATGCTTGACCGAACAGCAAGATGCCAGACATTTCTGGCTGCTTATTGACCACACCAAACAAGGTATCGAGACGATACTTGGTTTTCATGGTGTTGACATCGTATTGCTTCTGCATGACCAGCTCGATGCCTTGGTCGGTGCTTGCGCGCATCACTGCGACACCAGCATCAGACGGGACAGCATAACGGCCAGGCAGAATCTCCAGCGCATCTTTCTGCCAGAAGCAGTTGATGGGTGCTGCAGCCACATTCAGGCGAGTGATGGTGCGGCCAGCGGCTGGGGTCACGATCACGTTCTGATACTGCAACTCAGCGTCAGTACCGCCCTGGGCCGAGATGATCGGGGGGGTGATGACACAGGTCGTGGCGTTAACCACTTGCACCACACGGAAGGTTTTCGAAAAACCCGTGCCTTGTTTGGTGATGTGATGCACAGCCTCGACGCCTTGAATCTGGATCGGCGTACCGGCCGGCAGGTCAGTGGTGCTGGAGACCGTGATGGTCTGGAAGCGGTTGTCCACGTTCTGGGTCTCGCCGGTAGCAGCGGTCTGGGTTGCTTGAGGAACGTAGTAGTTACCGGCAGCAGCCAAGGTGCTCATCGTCGGGTCTGAACCAGTGCGAGCTGCGATGCGGTTTGCATAGTCCAGCTTGTAGGTGTCAAAGCCTGCAACCATGCCGACATAAGAACGCTCGAAGGCGTTATTCGACTTGTTGCCTGCGAAGCTGCGAGACGCAGTTCCTGACTGAGCAGTACCACCAGCAATGTTGCCAGCGATGCCGTTGTAGTCGCGTGAGGACAGGGCCAGGTAACGATCAAAGGCTTGGACGCCCTGCTCGTTCATGATCGAGTCGCACAGTGCGATGTCGTCGTAGTCACCAGCAGCGGTATTCACGGTCACGACCAGCGAGCCTTGGGCTGCGGCCACGTTCATGATGGCGATGTTGATGTCGGATGCCAGCTTCTGCTTTGCAGCTTCGCCCAGGCGACCTTCTTGCAGGGCATCACGCAGCTCAAGTGCGTCCAGAATGAAAGGCACGGATTTCTGAAAGCCGAGCGTTGCAGGGACGGAAAGCTGGGTGTAGGCAGTGAAGTTGCCGGTCTGATCCATGCCATCGTACGACTGTGCGATGTAGGGCTGGGGACGATAGATCACGTTGTTGGTGCGCTCCATCATCGAGCCGTCAGTGTTGTAGACGGAAACGTTGCGGGACAACACCAGAGCATCGTTAAAGCCTTCGAGGATGTCCTCGAACGCAACGCGCTCTTCTTTTGAAAAACTATTAGCCATGATTGACTCCTAAAAAAATTACTTGGGTGCTGATCGTTTCTGCGCCCGATACTGAATGACTTTCGTCATGTTGCCAGTACGGGCCGCTTCTTCTCTCAGCCGTTCGAGGGTTGAGTCCACCGCACCTGAAGATCGTCCAGTTCCCGAGACGATACGCTCTGGTGCGGGTGCTGCTCTGCGATTGGTAACTTTCAATTCTTTCTCCAGTTTCGCTACCGCAAAGGCAAACTTTACGGGGTCTTTGATGTCGGACAACTCCTTGGCCTTCTTCGGGTTCTTTCCAAGTGCGTAGACGACAAGAGCAGGGTTATCTGCACCTTGCAGCATGACGCCTTGCTGGGTGATGTTGAAGACTTCCAGGGCCACGGCCTCGGCATCCTCAAAATCTTTGACTCGCAGCTCGGCTTTCGCCTTGCCGTAGCCATCCAGTTTGGCTTTCCAGGCCTTCTGCTGATTCATAACTTCAGCTTCTTGCCTGGCGTTGGCCTCGTCGGCTTGTCGCTTGCGCTCAAACCAGTCGGCCAATGCTGCCTCGAATTTATCAGCATCGTAATCGTGATCTTCCAGCTTCGGCTTTACTCCCAGCACGACCGGCTTGGTCTCAGTCTGTGCGGTTGTTTGCAGCTTGTTCTGAAGCTCGCGGTTCTGACGTTGCAATTCTCGGTTCGTCTTGCGCAGCTCGCGTACCCATTCAGGCGCATGAGTCTGTTCTTCGGGAGGTGGCGCTTCCTCACCAATGCTGACAACAACTTCCTCGGTATCTTCAGTTTCCACCTCGTCAACGGGTTCGTTGACTACGATTTCCTCTTCTTCTACCTCGATCTCGCTGTCATCAATTTCTGCCTTTTCATTCATCTTCAACCCCATCAAACTCACCCATTAAAAACGGCTGGGTGGATACCGTTAATTACATTCTCGCCCTTTTTCTGTCATCTGACAACGGGCTGCACAATCTGGCCGCGCAATATCTCTTGCACGGCCTCTGCATTTGTGAGTGCCATATTCTGGGCAGTCTCGTCGACCTTGCCGAGCGTCTCCAGCGTCTTGGCTCGGCTGAGTTCAGCATCGGCCACGGTCTTGACGGTGTTGGCACGGGCCTGGGCGGCCTTGGCGGTGGCTTCTTCTGCCGCTGCCTGGAGATACATGGCGTTGGGGTCTTGGGGCTTGCCCTGCATCTCGGCCATGAGTTCCTGGGCCTCGTCCTCGGTGGGCTGCACCACGCCCATGCGCAGGAGCTTTTTGCGGAAGTAGGCGTTTGTGTCGCTGAGGCCTTCGCCCTCCATGTTCATCATGGCCATTGCGGTCAAGACTTGCGCAGTCTCTGGGTCTTGCGTCATGGCAAGCATTCCTGTCAGGGCACGGACGGTTGCCTGCTTTTTGCTGCTGCTGGACGGGCCAACCTCGGCAATCACATCAAAGGTGGCAGAGCTGAGGTCGTTCTCCATGACCATCGCGCCTGTTTCTGTGTCAATTGCAGGCTTCATCAGCTCGACCACACTGGACTCACCAGTTGGCGCAATGGCCTTCATCTTGCGTTTTTCTTCAACGTAGATGTCTCTTGCCATGCTCAGCCAGATTTCTCCGGAACGCTTCATGCCCTTGGCAAAGTTGCTCATGTAGATGAAGGCCTGCATATCGACGCGAGTCTGGATCATCTCCACGGCCTTGCCTGACATACCGCTGACCATCTTGTCAGCCCCTTGCGGGTTGCCCAAAATTTCCTGCATGTCGGTCTCTGTGATCTGCAAGAGCGCGGCCATTGCTGGAGGTATCTGTGGGCTTTTCGTGTAGGCGATGGGGCCGCTGATTTGCTGCTCGCCGTTTGGCCCTGTGATCGGATTGACCAGCAGGTACGGGTAGTCCTTGAGGTTGTCCTCGGCCCACATGACCTGGTGGCCTGCCACCTGCTCTGGAACCAGGATTGGCTTCTCGACGCTGGACAGTGCGCTGATCTCGCCCAGCTTGCTGAGCTGCATGTTCTTCAGGCGCTGGGCATCTTTGGCCAGGCGCACCGCGCCCATGCAGCGTTCGATGTTGTCCACGAACCAGCGCTTGCCGTAGACCACCACAATCGGGATGCAGTTGCCTGCAATGTATCCAGCATCCTCAAGCACTTTGCCACCGGACATGATGTACTTGCGCACGCGCTTGCGCTTGACCTTTTTCTGCCGCACCTCAAGGGTTCCGACTGCTGCCAGCGTTTCCTCTAGGGTCTCGTCGGCTGCGAAGTCGGCAGAGCTGTAACGCTCCTCGGTGCCGTCGATGGCCTGGAAGATGCGGATGGTCTCGATCTTCTCCTCGACCTTGAAGTATTCAGCCACAAAAACGACATCAGGCGTTGCCCAATCAAACTCATACTGGTGGATGATCTTGGGCCAGTCCGTTGGGTCGTCGTTGTAGATTTCTTTGTAGCTCTCACGGGTCATGCTGGAGACCACAAAGGCATACTTGGCGTCTGACTTGTCCTGGCGCTTGGCGTTCAGGTCAAAGAACACCGAGCTGTCGGCATCGAAGATTGGCTCCATGCGGATGCGCTGCCGGTCATCTTCGCCGTTCTCTTCGTCCTCGTAAACGGTGCGCAGCCGCCATGCGCCAATGCCGCCGCCGACTGCCTCCTCGAAGGCGTTGTCGTAGGCCTCGTCGGCCACGGATGCCTGCTCGTCGGCACGGTATAGCCCATCGCAAACCTCGGCCAGCTTTTCGTTATCTGTGCCATCTTTGGACACATAGTCCACAGTGATGCGGTTGTTGCGGTATTCGTTGACGATGCGAATGACCGCCAGCATGATCTTGTTGACCTCAAACTTGGGCTTGTTCTCATACTGATCCCACAGTGGGCCTTCCCACTGGCTGCCGCACAGGGAGTAGAAGCGCCTGTCTTGCAA